AAATGTCTACAACAAAGCTTATTGCATTATTGAATCAAATGATCAAGGTTCAGTTGTTTGCAATGGTTTATATTATGATTTAGAATATGAGAACATGCATGTTGAATCGGCAGTTAAAGCAAATGCAATTGGAATTGAAATTAACCGTAAGTCTAAAAGGTTAGGTTGTAGCGCTTTGAAAGATTTATTGGAAAATAATAAATTTAAAGTGATTGATGAACAAACTATATTAGAAATATCTACATTTGAAGCAAAGGGCCAAACATTTCAAGCTTCTGTAGGCAATCATGATGATTTAGTTATGAATCTAGTTCTATTCGGTTATTTTGTATCTTCTGCGTATTTCTCTAATTTAACTGATTTAAATCTTAAAGACATAATTTTTAATCAGAAAATGAAAGAAATTAATGAAGATATAGTACCTTTCGGTTTTATAGATGATGGTAGTGAGTATATAAAGAAGATTGAAACGCATGATGACCCTTGGCAGATCGAATATGATAGAGATCTGTAATATTATAAATAAGATATAATTGATCAATCGTATTATGAAACTTGTAATTAAAAATAAGGAATAATTAAATGGCACTATTTTCACCATCGGAATCACCCGCGGTTGTTGTCAAAGAAATAGACCTGACTGGAGGAGTGCCTAATGTCCAGTCAACTACCGGCGCAATCGTAGGAAACTTTAGGTGGGGACCAGCAGAGAAGAGAACTTTAATCGCTAACGAAACAGAGTTAGCTGAAAGGTTTGGAGCTCCTGACTCGGCAACCACTATAGACTTTCATTCAGCATCATATTTTTTACGCTACTCAAGTGCACTTCAAGTAGTAAGAACTATTGATGGAACCGCAGATAATGCAATATCAAAATCATCTGACAGTGCGGGTGTTACACCTTCAGCTGCAGTTGTAAAGAACGAAGAAGACTTTGAAGCACAAGCAGCTACACTGACAGCAGCTACACACACCTTTATTGGTAGATACCCAGGATCACTAGGTAACGATATACAGGTTCAAATGTGTCATGCTAACGACAGTGCATTTACTAATTGGGCTTTTAAATCTGAATTCGATGCTAAACCAGCAACATCAAATTATTTAACAAAAAAGAATGGTACTAACGATGAAGTACATGCTATTATTTTAGATAAAGACGGTAAATTTACCGGCACTAAAAATGCAGTACTTGAAAGATACTCATTCTTGTCTTTAGCTAAAGATGCTAAAGCTGAAGATGGTACTTCTATATATGTTAAAGATGTTATTAACGAAAGATCAGAATATGTCCACATGGCTGGATTTGATTCTGCTGTAGCTGCAAACGTAACTATAAACGGTAGATTTGCACTTGACAGTGGAGATAACTTTCTTTCAACAGGAGCATCTAACTTTAAAACACCAATAATATTTAACTTTAGTGGCGGATCAGATTGTAACGCTATCGGTACAGCTCAAATCCAAACTGGTTTCGATCTCTTTGAAGATAAAGATCAGGTTGAAATTGATTTCTTAATTGCACCAAGTATGGTAACAACTACAGACCAAACTACTATAGTTAATGACTTAATTGCAACAGCTCAATCATTAAGAAAAGATTGTGTAGTAGTTGCATCACCGGCAAGAGATGACGTGGTAGGTTTAACATCTGCATCAGACATTGTAACTAACGTAGTTGCAACAGCTGATACATTTACTAAATCATCATACTTATTTAATGACGGTAACTTTCTAAAAGTATATGATAAGTTTAACGACCAATTCATACATATACCTGCAGCTTCTTCAACTGCTGGTCTTATGGCGGCAACTGACATAAATAGAGCGGCATGGTTCTCACCTGCAGGTTCTAGACGTGGACAGTACCTCGGCATAACAGCATTGGCTTATACACCTACTAAAGGTCAAAGAGATACCTTATATAAAGCAAGTGTAAATCCAATTGCAAACATTCCGGGAGCTGGCGTAATACTATTCGGTGATAAGACAGGACTCAGAAGAGCATCAGCTTTTGATAGAATCAATGTAAGAAGATTATTCTTAATACTTGAAAGAGCTATCAGCAGAGCGGCTGAGCAAGTACTCTTTGAATTCAACGATGAATTTACAAGAGCAGAGTTTGTCAACATCATTGAACCAGTACTCAGAGAAGTAAAAGGTAGACGAGGTATAACAGACTTCAGAGTTGTAGCGGATGCTACTAATAACACTGCAGCTGTGATTGATAGAAACGAATTTAAAGCAGACATATTCATTAAACCTGCACGTTCTATCAACTACGTTACACTGAGTTTTGTAGCTGTAAGAACTGGCGTTGACTTCCAAGAAGTCGTCGGCACGGTTTAAGGAGGTAGAAAATGGCAGTACTAGGCGTAGATGATTTTAAATCAAAGCTAAGAGGCGGCGGGGCAAGACCTAACCTCTTCAAAGCTACAATCAACTTTCCGGGATATGCGAATGGTGATCCAGAACTGACTTCTTTCTTATGTGAGACAGCTCAGTTACCAGGGTCAACACTTGGCCAGATAATTGTACCATTTCGTGGTAGACAATTAAAAATGGCTGGTGACAGGACATTCGATGTTTGGACAGTAACAATAATCAACGACACAGATTTTGCAATAAGAAACTCAATGGAGAGATGGATGAACGGTATGAATGCACATAGTGCTAATACTGGACTAACAACTCCTATTGCTTATGAAGCAGATCTTTTAGTCGAGCAACTTGACAGATCAGGTGATACTCTTAAAAAGTATACGTTCAGAGGATCATATCCACAAGATATGTCTCCAATAGATTTGAACTATGGTACAAATGATGAAATCGAAAGATTTACAATCACATTTGCTTACCAGTACTATGAGACTGATACTACAACTTAAGTATAAATATTAGGAGAGTCGAATGGCTCTCCTAACTTAAAGGAATTATTATGGCAGACGGCACACTAAAATTATTTGGTTTTGAAATTACAAGGACTAAAGACAAACAGTCTATAAAGTCAATCGTTCCACCAAGAGACGATGATGGTGCAGGCTACGTTACTTCAACTACAAGCGCAGCGCACTACGGTCATTACGTCAATATGGAAGGTGATGACTCAAAAGATAATGTACAACTAATATTAAAGTACCGTGGTTCAGCCATGCATCCAGAAGCTGATGCTGCAATAGAAGATATTGTAAATGAATCAATTACGTCAAGCGATATGAAGCCTTCTATAACTCTTAACTTAGATAGAGTACCAGTAAGTGCTTCAATTAAAAAGCAAATGCTTGAAGAGTTTGACAGCATATATAACATGTTAAATTTTAAAGAATTAGGACACGATCTTTTTAGAAGATGGTACGTTGATGGTAGAATATATCATCACTTAGTAGCCGATGAAAGTAATTTAGCCGCAGGTATTCAAGAAATAAGATACATCGATGCCGCTAAAATTAGAAAAGTAAAGCAAGTTAAAAAGAAAAAAGATCCAGTGACTGGAGCTTCTATAGTTGAAAAGGTTGATGAGTTTTACATCTACCAAGAAAAACCAGGGAATCAACAGAGTGGAATAAAATTAAGCAATGACTCTGTAAGTTATTGTACTTCAGGATTGTTAGATGAACACAGAAAGAAAGTTGTGTCATTCTTACATAAAGCACTAAAGCCAATTACTCAATTAAGAATGATGGAAGACTCATTAGTCATTTATCGATTGGCTCGAGCACCTGAAAGAAGAATGTTTTATATTGACGTAGGTAACTTACCGAGAGGTAAAGCCGAACAATATATGAAAGATATTATGGCCAAGTATCGTAACAAGCTCGTTTACGACGCTAAGACAGGTGAGATACGTGATGATCGTAAACATATGTCTATGTTAGAAGATTTTTGGCTACCGCGAAGAGAGGGTGGTCGTGGCACAGAAATATCTACATTGCCCGGTGGAGAAAATTTAGGACAGATTGAAGATATTATATACTTTCAAAAAAGATTATATAGATCTTTAAATGTTCCGTTGAACAGATTAGAACAAGAGCAGCAGTTCTCTTTAGGTAGAGCAACTGAAATAAGCAGAGATGAATTAAAATTTCAAAAGTTTATTGATAGACTTAGAAACAGGTTTGCTACTTTCTTTTATGATATATTGAAAAAGCAATTATTAATGAAAAATATTATCACTGAAGAAGATTGGATGCAGTGGAAGAATGAAGTCAATCTTGATTTTACACGTGATAATCATTTTTCAGAATTGAAAGAAGCAGAATTACTCAGAGAGAAAATACAAACACTCGATCAAATACAAAATTATGTCGGTGAGTATTTCTCAAAACAATGGGTACAAAAGAATATTCTTCTTTTTGATGATGATGAAATCGAGAGAATGGATAGTGAAATAGCTGCAACTCAGCAGCAAGAACCAGAAGACGATCAAGGAGCGCTATAATGGCTGAACAACAAGAAACTAATAATGTAGATACTATTGAAGATTTAATTCAACATTCATTAGCACAAGATTATAATAAAGCAAACGAAGTATTTGGAAATGTCATGACTACTCGAGTGGCAGATCTATTAGACCAACAAAAAGTAAAGATTGCTGGTCAAATATACAATGATGAACCTGCAGATGAAGAAGATCCGTTAGAAGATGAGGATTTTGAAGAAACTGAAGGTGAAGACGAAGAAAGTGAAGAAGAGTCTGATGAAGAAGTTGAAGAAGAAGATGCAGAAGCCGAAGAGGAAGAAGAAGAAATCGAAGGTGCTGCAGTATAAAACTTCAAATGTATAAATATAGTTAACATGAAAACTTTTTCGCAACTTAGAGAATTGGCAGGTAGAAAGCCAGAAGGTAAGATGGTCTTTAACAAAAAGGTTAAAGGCGTCAAAGCAATGATACATAAAGAACGTAATGGATTTGTTGCTTATATAGATGGTGATAGACTTGATGTATACAAAACTCAAAGAGAAGCAGAAAAAGCTATAACCGAATTTATGAAACAATATAAGTAGGTACAGAACATGAAACTAATATCAGAATTTGCCGAAAACGATTTAAACTTTCTAGTAGAAGCAGATAAAAAAACTGGAAATAAGAGTTACAAAATACAAGGCATATTCGCACAAGCAGAAAAAAAGAATCGTAACGGTCGTATATATCCAATGCCAGTGATGGAAAAAGCACTGAATAAGTATAATACTGATCAAGTAAGTAAGGGTAGAGCAGTTGGAGAACTTAACCACCCTGAAGGACCGACCGTTAATTTAGATAAGGTTTCTCACAAAATCAATAAACTTGAATTTCAAGGTGATGATATTGTGGGTGAGGCAACGATACTAGACACTCCTATGGGTCAAATTGTAAAAGGTTTACTTGATGGCAATGTCCAGTTCGGTGTATCGACTCGTGGTATGGGAAGTTTGAGCCAGCGTAATGACACAATGGTCGTAAATAGCGACTACATTCTTAATGCGGTAGATATCGTACAAGATCCATCTGCTCCTGGAGCTTTTGTTAATGGGATAATGGAAGGCGTTGAATGGGTTTGGAATAATGGCATTATAGAAGCGCAAACAATTGAAAGAATGGAGACTGAAATTAAAAAAGCTCCACGTGCTGATCTCTATGAGACACAGGTTCGTGAGTTCAAGAATTTCCTCTCGTTAATAAAATCAAAATAAGGAGTCAAATATGACTGATAAAGAAATAGTAGAAGATCAGGATGTAGAACTCCATGAAGACGAGAACGAAATCATGGAAATGAAACACGATCCTAAAAATGCTGAAGCTCAGTCAATAGCTGCTACTGATAAAGCAGGTGATGCAACAGGTACTGCACCTAAGAGAAGTGCTGCCGGTGGCGCATCTGACAACACTAAGAAAGATCCAATGCCAAAGACTAAAGCAGGAATGATTGCTGCTATAGTTGGAAAAATGCAGGGTATGAACAAGCAAGCCATTACAGCAATGTACAATGGTAATGAAAGTTTTGCACCTGAAGGCGAGGCAATTGCTGAAGATGAAGTCAAAGATACAGTTAATGTAGAAGTAGACTTCAAAGATGATCTTAAAGCATTAGTATCAGAAGAAGCAACGCTATCAGATGAGTTCAAGCAAAAAGCTGAAACTATCTTTGAAGCTGCAATCAATTCAAAAGTAAATGCTGAGATTGACAGACTAGAAGAAAAGTACAACGAAGAACTAGCCGAGGAAGTAGCAACTACTAAGGCAGATCTTGTAGAGAAGGTAGACAACTATTTAAACTACGTGGTTGAAAACTGGATGGAAGAAAATAAATTAGCTATTCAAAACGGATTAAGAACTGAGATTGCTGAAGACTTTATGAATAAGATGAAAGATCTTTTCACAGAATCTTATATCGCAGTACCGGAAGAAAAAGTTGATTTAGTAGACGATTTAGCAGATCAAGTTGAAGAGTTAGAGGCAACTGTTAACGAATCAACTCAGAAAGCGATCGACATGGCTGTTGAACTTGAAGGTTACAAAAGAGAAGCTATCATAAGAGAAGCTACTAAAGACCTAGCCGAAACTCAAGTTGAAAAGCTAAAGTCACTAGCAGAAAACGTAGATTTCGATGATGAAGAAACTTTCACACAGAAAGTAGCTCAGCTGAAGGAATCATATTTTGCTAAGGCTGCAAAATCTCAGGATGATACAATTGATGAAGAAGAAGCTCCAGTAGTTACTGCTTCAGACTCAATGGCATCATACTTAAGTGCAATCAAAAAAACTAATGTTAAATAGGAGAGCAAGATATGAACGCAGTATCTTACGATAAGTTAATCGAAAAATGGTCTCCAGTTCTTTCTGAAGAATCAGCAGGAGCTATTAAAGACCATCACAGAAAAGCTGTTACAGCTGCAGTGCTCGAAAATCAGGAAATCGCTTTAAGAGAAGAAGGAATGATTAACGAAGCTGCACCAACTAACGCAACTGGAACCGCAGCAAACTGGAATCCAGTATTAATCGCACTAGTCAGACGTGCTATGCCTAATCTAATGGCATATGACATCTGTGGTGTACAACCAATGTCAGGACCAACTGGTTTGATTTTTGCAATGAAGTCATTGTATAAAACAGCTAGAGCTGGTATAAGCGCTGGCGATGAAGCATTATTCAACGAAGCTCAGTCAGGTTACTCAGGTGACTCTGCTACTACAGCTCCTGCAGACGGATCAGGTTTATCTGGTCATTCAGACGGCGACTTAGACAGC